GTTGAGACTGTTGGGCCACCTCCCTTTCCACCTGCACTTTGAGTCGTAGTAGTTGAAACCTCACGAAAATTCGTGACCCATATCATGTTCCCACCAAGGCGAGAAGTCCCAAACAGTCTCTTTATAGGTTGTCCTTCGGAAGACGTACTGAGATTGATGCTCTCGAGCCTTGGTCCTTCTTGACTGGTATTCTGTGGAAACAGCTTGCTGTCAATGAAGCTACCAATCGTCGAAGCCGCCAAACTCGCCGCAAACAAGGAAAACCCTGTGAGACTAGAACCTGCAATTGCCGATGTGAGAAGAAGAGCTACCATTCATTTGAACCTGAATTTACCGACGAGTTTTTTATTCCACCAGTCAGTGAAATCCTCTTCTCTTACCATGTGATTTGAATAGGCGTGAATCATGACTTTGTTTCCGGTGTAGATAGCGCAATGCTTCACAGCAACGGTCGGTCGCATCCGAAACATTAAAACCTCGGCTTGCTCAAGGCATGTTACCGCATCAAAGTGTTTCTTAGCAATAGCCAAGAGTGGGTCATCAGTTCTGTGGTCTCCCCAAGAAGCAGTATAGTTCGGGGCTTCCTCTGGCTCCGACCGTTGGTAATAGGTGCGCCACACGCCTCGGAGAAGTCCTAGGCAGTCGCAACCTAAACCAATCTCAGACATCTGGTGCATGTAAGGAGTCCCGAGCCATTCACGAGTAATCTCTGTTATGCGATCACTCATTGAAAACGCTTTGGCCAGTTTGCGATCCGTCTCTCAAAGCATACCGAGTGAGGAAGTCTGATCCAGGAATTAAATTGAATCCACGGAAATTCACGATGTTCGAGAACTTCGAAGCACAAGTCGTATCATATTTGTCACAGCCAGCGATGACATCAAATGTGTCAGTGCTTGCGATGTTGAAAGGCGGCTGATCCCACAGGACTAACAGTCCTGGCTCATGTCTCTTGACTTCGAACTTCAATCCGTTGTTCGCCCCGCTGGTGAATTCCAGAAGTCCAAAAGTGTAGTATTTGCTCACATTGTTTGAGAGTCCGGAGACAACCATTTGGCGATTATCAACCACGCTTGTCACTGTTCCAGAACTATCGAAAGAATCTGGGTTTGCCCCACAGCGAGAGTCACCGAAAATGGCATCACAAGTTCTTGAATATATCCTTCCAGTAGCCTGTTGAAGTCTCTGGCTCTGCGAACGCAATTCGGCATCGAAGGCGAGTTCGCCTCTTTTGACTTGGCCAAGATTGCCTTTACTGAGGAGAACTCTTTGCGAAACGTCTTCGAAGTTCACCCAATAGAGTTCCACTTGGGCATCATCATATCTGCCGGAAGAAAGATCGTCTTCGTTGATAGTGTCACTGCTCAATGCGCCCTCTACATTGAGGTTATCGACAGATAGGCCAATGCTTGAATCAATCTTTGTTGCAGTAAATCCAGAGTCTGCCTCAAACGTAACAGAGTCGAAAGTCAATGGAACGTCATGCTCAGTGAAACCCTGGACAACACCGTCGAGTCGAGTGACTTTCCAACAGTGGACCATCGTTACTTCACGTGTGTCGAGATGAGTCTGTAGAGCAGAGGGGACTAGCTTGCTCATATGCGAATCTCCATGATACTCAAGTCAGGGACCTGTCCAGAGTCGAACAGTTCTACGTTCACGAGAATTTCATCTTGATCGAAACGAACCGGTACATCGAATTCGAAACCGGCAGTCACTGACAAAGTGTTTCCAGGAGCAACAACGAACGTCACCAGACCAGTTGTCGTGTCAACAGTATAGTCTGTCGTTATTGTCCTTGCAACTCCATTGACCGCAACTGTCAAACTTCCAGCGACTGGTTTCTTGATTTCTCTGGTATAAGGGCTTGAAGATGAGGAATACAGTTTCGTCAACTGAAAGACCGTTGTCACACCATTACCAGTTCCAATCTGTTGGTCAGCATTGGTGATAGTAGATGTAGGCGATCCAGATTTGTAGTCTGACCAATCTTTCCAACGAAATCCGTGGAGTCGGCCACGACGGGCTTCAAAGAATTCAATGGCTTGATAGAGATGTGTCATATGGCGAAGGCCGAGTCCAGCATTATATGATCGGCGAGAGTTAGCCCAAAGAGAGTTTCGGAACTCAAATCCTGAACGAAGGGTCACTACGTCTGTGAGACGACGGGGTCCACCGCTTGAGCCGCGACTGATGTCACTCGGGAAAAGAACTTCGTGAAAAGCCATCACATGTTCCTTCTACCAGAACTGATCATACGAGCGGCACGAGCGGCAAGCTGACTTTGACTTGCTTGGAACGATTGTGCATCGGGAGTGGTTACGTTGAAGATCACAGTCGTTCCTGCGCCTCCACGACCGCCGCCGGGCTCTTGACCACGAGGAGTGATTTCAACATGCTCACCATCTTGCAAACGAAGTGGGACAAGACGATTGTCATGCCCTGTCAGTCCTCCGAATCCTGAACTCGGTCCCACTTGGAAGCTACCGCCAGCCGCCGCTCCTGGAATAGTCGACGCTCCGATCCCGAATACGCTGTCAACAATGCCACCAAGGAAACCGGAGAAGGCTCCAAAGACACCTTTGCCGCCGCCGCCACCACCACCACCACCGAGTACGGTTTTGCCGCCAAACAACTGTTGGAAGGCTTGAGAGACGACAAGCTGAATTATCATCTTGTTGATGTTGCGGATCAGAGAGCCGAAATCTGCAGTTCCATCGACAACAAGATCAGCGATCGCAGACGACATACCATCGAAGGCAGTCGTAATGATATTCTCCATTGCTGAGGCTGCATCAGCAGTCTGCTCGATGATTTTGAGGAACCCTCTCTCAAAACCAGCTTGCATCGTAGTTTGGCTTTCAAGGAACCGAATGCGAGCAGTAAGTACGGACTTAGAGAATTGATCTTGATTTAGAGTTCCTTCTTGCAGCAGTTGATTGAGAATTTCCATTTCCATGGTATAAGTTCTCAGCGGTTCTAGAAGAGAATCGACGATCTCCAGTTTTCTTTTCATAGCATCGGAGATTTCTTCAACGGTCTTTTTAGCGCCGCCAGAGGCACCAGAACGACCCTCAGCGAGAGCATCGAATTCTGCGTTAACCATAGCAAGTCTCTGCTGAAACTGAGTAGTGACATCTGCAATTCTCGAAGTCGCATCTTCACCTGTCTGTAGAGTTGCGACCAATTCGTTGTAACGACGAGTTTCAGTTTCAATAGCACGAGCACGATCGTCAAGAGCACCGATAGCACTGTCATCGGTGTATTCTCGGAAAGCCTCGTTCGCTTCTCTTTGGGCAGCAGCAGTTCCATCGATCTCTAAACGAGCGAGAGCGTAGGTCTCTTGTAGACGAGTGATCTGTGTTGCGTAGCTATCTAGAGAGACTGTCCCGGCGCTGAGTTGTTGGTCAAGTCCACCGACTCCGCTTTGGAAAGCGGTCTGGGCTTCTAGCATGTTATCGGCTACTTCTTGGGCAGCAGCCAGTTCAGGAACAAATCCCACCAAGGTTCTGAGAGCGCTGATTGTTGCCATCGCAGCACCACCGAGACCACGGATACTGGATGCAGCAACATTCGCACTTCCTGAAAGCCCAAGGAGAGCACGATCTGCACTATTAGCCGTTCCCCCAAGAACTGCAAGGATCGATCTCAAACGTTCTGTGTCTGTCCCAGCCTCATCAGAAGACCTGGACAATTCAATCGCTTCAATAGCAAGATCGCCAAGGACGCCGCCCGTTGATGAAGCAATCTGCAACAGAGCCAGACGAAGTTGAGCCCCTGTCGTTGTTCCGTCTTGAAGACCAGCAATCAAAACTCGAAGTTGAGCAGCACTGGCCGCTCCAGCAGAGCCAGTCGCCTGGAGACCGTCAGCGAGTCCGGACAACATTTCGGTAAGAGATTGAGTCCTCTGTTCGGTATTCAGCAGTTGAACGTCAAGCAAGGCAGATACATCGGAGATAGAAAGACCAGTGGTCCGTTCGTTCAGTCTGCCAAATACATCACCGAGACGTGCAAAGGCATCTGTCATCACTTTGACAGTAGCATCAACTTCTGCACTGGTTTGCGAGAAACGATTCTCATTTGCAAGACGATCGAATTGATCGTTGATTTCTTTCAACCTTTCAACGTAAACATTTGAAGTTCCTGTGAACAGATCGACAGCAGCGTTGTTCTTGGTCAACTCAGCAGTGACATCGGCAAAGGCTTCCTCTTCGCGGCGAAGGGCTTCCTCACGACGACTGAGGCCAGCATCGAGGTCTGGCCTGTTTACATAAGAATCGTAAGCAGAAGAGGCTTTCTCAATAGCCTCTGTCGTTCCGTCGATTACGGCGATTGCAGTTAACAATCGGTCACCGAGAGTTTGCGTGGATTCAGAGAAAGCAGATTG